TTGTATGTTTGAACTGTATTGTTCTACAAATGCTTTTGTTATTTCAGTTGACATATTATGTCTCCTTAATTGTTAAGTTAATGTTAAAACAAAACAGAGACGTTATCAGAAATTCTGGCTTCTCTTGGATTTAAAGTCTTTTAGACTACAAGTCTATTCCTTGTTGTCAGAAAGGTTCTTACGAATTGTCTTTCTTTTGTTAGGCGAATTTTCACTCGCCTTACAAACCCATGTATAATATTCTTCGCAGCTTGGCAAGGGATCAGATTTTATTTTTTCTGATCCACTTTCCAATACCATTCTTAATATTTCTAATCTTACTTCTTCTTTATCCATTATTTCATTGATCTTAAAGTGAATACTTGTTGAACTATTTTATCATGATCTGGATGACCTTTATTCCAATATGGACCATCACGATCATTAACAATTTTACTAATTTCTTCATCAAGATCTCTACCACCTGTAGCACTATCTTCATCTGTTCCAATCATTTTATCTTCAGACATAAGATTAGCAATGTTTGCAAAACCTTTTATAACTGCAGGATGATCTCCTAAACGAGTACCATCTTTTAATTCCATATCTAAAATTTCTGGATTCATATTTGCTTTAGCAACTGATCCAGCTTTTTTTAAATTTTCATCAAAAGATCTACCCCATTCTTTACGAAGTTCAGCTTCTGCATTTGCTTGTGCAGTTTCTGTATCTATTCTTGCTTGTTGCACAGATCCTTCCATAGAATTTTTATAGAACTCTAAGATACCTTGTGCTTGTTTATTATTTAAACCAAGTTGATGAGCATTCTCTGCAAATTGTTTTATTGCACCTTCATCTAATGGAGCTGTTTCTGATTGTACTTCTAACTTGTATTTGTCTGCAGATTCTGGTCTACCAAGTTTTCCATATACTTCATTCCATTGATCATCTGTTGAGTTCTCATTTGGTACTGCAACTTTGTCTTGACCAATCATTCTAGTTGCGTTGATATAACTTTTAGCTAACGCATCTATTTCAGTAAACTTAGAAATGTTTGGATCATTTCTAAACTCTTCTGAGATTGTTTCTTTCCAAGACTTGGCAACAGTTGATGGTTGTTCGATTGTTTGAGGAGTGTCTGTAGTAGTTTGTGTTGTCTCTTCTACAGGCACATCAGTTTGTGTTATCTGTTCACTTGACATTCTTATTCTCCTTTTGTAGCATTTGTTTTATAAATAGAAGTACGCTACGTTGACCTTCCATATATGCACTCTCATGACTATCACCTTTTACATTTGTGGTAGAATGATAATGACATCTTTTTTCTAAGTCAGACAAAACCTCTTTGCCTTCGTCTGTATTAAAAATATATTGATAGTTGTCTCTAAGTTTTTTTACTAGATTTTCTAGCTGTTTATTTGTTTCCATAAATTATTCAACATCAGCGTTTGCCAAAGCCTGTGCTTCTTCTGGTAATGCTTTTGCTAATGGTGCGACTTTTCCCCCTGCTTCTGCTAGTTGTTGTACTTGTTGCATCTGTTGCATTTGCTCTTGTTGTTGTGCTGCTTGTTGTCTTTCAGCATTCAATTCAGATTGTGGTTTTAATATTTTTTGTGGAACACCAACAATGTCTGCCAAGTGTCTAACCAATTTATCCATATTGATGTGATCAAATACTGGAGCAACATTTGATAAGCTACCTAAGATTTCTATTGCTCTCATAATAGAAGATAACTCTGTAGACTTTTGTGCTTTAGCTAATGGTGATACATATTCTATTTCTATATCTGTACCTGCTAAAAATTCTGGAGCTGGTCTAAATAAATTCTTTCTAAGTATTAATGCGAAAGTTCTATCGATTAATGGTTTTAATAATTCAGATTGAAGTCTACCAAGAACTGGTCCAAGCAATCTCATCTTCTCTTCGTTTCTTTGAATAACTTCTGTTGCTGTCATTTGTGGACCACTCTGCATCATTAATTGATTTACATAGAAAGCATTTCTAATTGAGTTTCTTCTTTGCTCTTCCATGTTTAAACCTAATGGAGTGTTTGCTCCAATGTTTAATGTTTCAATTCTATCTCTAGTTCCTGCTCTGTAAAAATTTAAACCACCTGGTACTGTTCTTACAGGTAACATAAAACCATCATCTGGAACTAATAAAGGTGGATCAACTTGTTTCTGTGCAGACTTGATTGTAGTCTTTGACATTTCATTTAGCATCTTAACATCTGGTAAAGCTGTCATTGCAGGAGATCTACCATAAATTTCGTGTGATGCTTTTAAGTATCTTGGTACTACAAAAGGGAACTCTCTAAAACCAGATACAGATAATTCGTCTCCAGATTCTGCATCTAGGTATACAGATTCAAAAGGCATATTTTCTTTATCTTGTTTTGTAGGATCAAAGTCAGATCTAGGATATACTGCGTGCATAATCTCTACTTCTTGATATGGATCTTTCTGTGCTTTAGTTGCGATGTTCATTGATACATCACCAAACTTTTGCATTACTGCTCTTGCAGATAAACTAAACTTTCTAAATACTGTATCTATTCTTCCTTTATCATTCTCAGCAATAAAGATTTCATTAATGTGTCTTGTAGAAAATTTTAGAATATCTTCATCATCTTCTTCGATAAACATTGCAGCAGTTCCAAATGTAATTAGATCATGATACAGTTCAAATATTTCTTGTTGGAAGTTAGACTTATTGAATGCAGAGTACATAACTTCTGTTGCATCTTCTAGCCACTCTTTTGCTTCATCCTCATTCTCCATATCATTTTGTTTAAATCTTAAAGAGAACCAAGGTGTAGATGGATTAGTCAACATACCATGTAGTGATGCAGCTAATAGTTCTACTGATTGTAATGGTGAACCATCAAAAATAAGTTCAGTTCTTTTATCACCTTTAGATCTTGTTTTAGTTACATCTGCTTTTCTTGGTTGCATATAGTCTGCAACTTCTTGCCAATGACTTTCCCAGTTTTGTCTTTGTGCTTTTAAACGATCATATCGTTTTAATAAATTTTTTGCTTTATCTGTTTGTGCCATACTAACTACCTAATAAACTTGGTTTACCTAAAGTCAAGCTACCAGTTGCACCAGTAACGCCTGTCATGATTGTTGGTGATCTTCCTTTAGCTTTTGCTTTTCTTTTTCTTAAAAGAATATCATCTTCCTTTGCTTCTGCAGTTGTTGTTTGTGAAACTTCTGCAGTAGTTGGAGCAGTTACTGTTGGAGCTTGTACTACTTGACCACCTGTACTTGTTGCACCACCATTATCACCTTGTGATATAGGATTACCATAAGCATCCGTCTTACCAGAATTTCTTCCATCAATATAACTTTTATACATACTTTCTTGTGCTGATCTACTCATAGCATCAAAACTTGATTGATCAGTTTTTTTATATCCACCTTTACCCAAAACTTTTTCTCTAAAATATTTTCTAGTTTTTATTGATCCTGCTTGTAATGGTTTTGATAAAATTGCTGCACCTACATTAACAAGCATTGATGGAGTTCTAACTCCTTTCTTTATTTTTTCTGCACCTGCATTTTCAAACTCTCTAGTTTTGTAATATGAAGAATCATCTTTCTCTGGATTATAGTCTGCAGCTTTTTTTTTTGGTTTTTGATAATTAGGAGTAGTTGTCATTAACCTTCTAGCTTTAGCTTGTTGGTTTCCACCGCCTCCTCCACCACCAGATGAACTATTAGATCCCATTACTTACCGAATGTTAAAGATGATTTAGTTTCAGATACAGTTTCAGATTTTGCTTCTTTGTTTACTGCTATACCATTCTGTAAATCATTCATGTTGTTAAATTTAGGTTCTGCTTTCTTTGCAGCAGGTTTCATTTTCTTAATAGCTTTTTTAATTTTATCTAACATAATTATCCTAATAAAGTTTTCTTCTCTACATCTGCTTCTTCCATAGCAATAAGTGGTGAAGTTTTTTGTGTTGATTTTTTTCCTCTTCTTCTTCTTTCTTTAGCAGCAAACTCTGCGTCTATTTTTGCTTGCTCTTCATCAGATAGTTCTGTTGAGGGTGGCTCTGGCAATGGTTGCACAGGTGGTAATGCTGGTGTTTTTGGTTTAAATATTGATCCCATAATTAAATAATCCTATAGTTATTATCTGCTACACTTTGTGGAGCATTTTGTCTAGTATTTAATTCTTCCAACCCTATTGCTAGATACCTCATAGCATCACAAGCATGACTACTCCAATCGTGTACAGGTTTCGATCTGAACATTCTATTTTTATCGATGTACTTCCTGTGATAATGTCTTAACGCATCTATTAAATTTTTGCAATGGTCTGTATCTATCCAACATCTGTTGAGCAACATAGTTACTGAGTGTATTCCTTCTTCTACTGGTAGCTTCGGTACTACCTTAAACCTAACTCCTAACTGATATGCTATCTCTCTTCTGGTCTTTCCATTGCCAAACTCCTGTACTTCAATATCGTGTGGTGCATAATGTTCTTTGTAAACGTAAGGTTTTTCGTTTAGCAGCTGAATATAGTGGGGTAAACCATGACCTCTTTCTTCATGATAATCTATTATCTGTATTGCTGTTCCTTTTTGTTGAAAAAATATAATACTACTGTGGTCTGCGACACCGAGATCCCATGCAGTTGAGACAGGCAAAGTAGGATCGTAAGGAACTCTAGCTAATTGTTTCTTATCATCTAGCTTTGCAATTTCGTCTCCGTAGATTGCACCTTCTATATTTGCTATCCAATCGCACTCAAATTCTTGAAGGTATTTTTTTTCACCCATAACTTCTCTTGCTTTCTCTAATTCTTCTGGGTCTACAATTTTTGTATCACTTGCTTTAGCTTTGTAGTTAAACCAATCTTCTGCACCATTAGCGTGTTGGTATAGATCATAGAAGTTGTTGTTCATTCCAGCAGGTGTACCAATAAATACACAGTAGCCTTTACGATCAGATAAAGCTGGTCTAATTATCTCTGCAAATAGTTTTCCTTCAATGTTTGCGTATTCATCGATCACACATCCATCCAGGTAGATACCTCTTAATCCATCAGAGTTCTCTGCTCCGAGCAATGTTATTCTAGCACCATTTGGTAAATCAACCCTAAGTTCTGTTTCATTAAACTTTGTTGCTGGGATTTTTGCAGTAAACTGTTTCATGTAATCCCAAGCGATTGACTTCGCCTGTTTAAAGGTGGGTGCAATATAAGCAAATCTAGGATTCTTATGTTTGCACATTAATGCTGATTTGATTAAGTGGTTTATCATACATACTGTTTTGCCAAACCTTCTGTGACAAACTAGCACACTCCATCTATGTTTATTAATTTGTTGATGTAGATAACTTTGATGTTTTCTGGGAGTATATGGAATCTTAATGTTCATCTATTAATGTATCATTTTAGAACGAGAAGCCTCGTTAACAGGATGGTATTCAACACCTAATGTCATCATTACATAGTCAGTAAATAGTTCTGCTGCTTTTTTATTAGGAATACCAAAGAATTTTATTGTTAGATTATTAGTTTTTTCATCAACATAGGCAATACAATCAAAGTCATCGCTGTTTAAATAATCCATATACCAGATGTAGTATATTCGTATTTTAAAACAACTAAAAAATAATTTTGGGAAAATGGTTGTATAACTGGTGCAGGGTGTCTGTGTGTGTCTGTTAGCAAATCCCATGTATATATATTAATAATGTTGACGGCACTTTTTGGGGTCTAGGGGGGTCATATCCTGGAAAATTAAAGTAAAAAGCGAAATTGTAAAAAGTGATAGTATAAAAATATCTAGTATAGATAAAAAAATTAAATTTGTGGGGTTTATTATTACTAACGATAATAATGCGATATAAATAGTAATAATAATTCTTAACTAAATATAAGTGATAATTAATCGTTATCGGAAAATATATATTTCCGTTCTTTATATCGCACAAAAATTTTTAATGCGTCTATATTTAAGAAATAGATCTTTAAACCCTTTTATATATTAATATCCTTATATCCTTTTATATATTCCTATCCTTATTCTATTTAGAATTATTCTAATATAGATGTGACGTTTTGTCATCTTCCATTAATTAACCAATAGATTAAATTAAACGAAACAAACAAAAAAAAGGGAATAAAAATGTCAAGAAAACTAAAAAAAACACAATTAACAGACGCATATAAATTGTTTGATGATCAATCTAGATTTGTATTATTTCAATCTATTTTAAATACTTTAAAAGATGATGATCTAGATAGAGCAATAATATCTAAAAATGAGATAAATTCTATTGTCGTTCAAAAACAAGTAGCCGAAATTGAAAAACAACTAGATTGCAAGGTGTCATTTAAATATCAAGGGGGGAAATAATGATTACAGTTTTTAAATGGGTTTTATTAATATTATTATCTGTTGCCGGGATGGTTTTAGCAACAGACCCAAACTACCAAACAACCGGCTTTATTTTGGCGTTTGGTTGCTTTTTATTATTTGCCTTAGATGTAGCAAGAAACTTTATTAATTAACACAACAGAAAGAAAAAAAAATGAAAACTATATTAAAAATTACTTTGATTTTATTATCTGCAGTTTTTTTAATTCAAGGATTTAGAGTTGATACAACTATAGCAACGCAATCAGAATTAATATCTGCATTAGGTTCTTTTTTGTTTGGTTTTATATTGCCAATTATAGCAATAAAATTGAACTAATATGCGTCAATTTGTCAATATCTATTATTGATTATGATAGTATAAATAGTAATTAACAAAAAAAAGGAAATAAAAAAAATGAATATAATAAAAGCAACATTAACAACATCACCAAAAAGAGAACCAGGTTGTAACCCTCACAATTTAAATTTTCCAGGAAACCCAAAATTTAAAAAACAACCTACATATCATGACTTGACAAAGTTAATGTTTACAAATGGTAACCCTAAGACAGATAAAAACTTAAAGATTGAGAGCCTTAAAAAATATTGGATCAAGCGTTTAAATCTTGCACCTGCTTCAATATCCGGTTTCAATACTTGTGCAAGTGCTTCTAAAGGTTGTAAAGAGGCTTGTCTACATGAAGCAGGAAACCCGGTTTTTATGCCTCAAAAAACATTAGGCAGAGTTAATAGAACCCAATTATATTTTAAAGATAGAGCAAAATTTTTATATATGATGACTAAAGAAATAAGAAATCATGAAATCAATTGTAAAAAACATGGTTTAAAACCGGTCATTAGATTAAATACAACTAGTGACATTATGTTTGAAAATCATAAAATTATGGAATTATTTCCAAATATTATATTCTATGATTATACAAAGCATTTTAATCGTATGATTAAATATTTAAAAGGCAAATTACCGGCTAATTATCATTTAACATTTAGCAGGAACGAGGCTAACGATTTCCAAACAACTCAAGTTTTAAAAGCAGGGGGTAATGTTGCCGTTGTATTTCGTAAAGAATTGCCGGAAACTTATAAAGGTTTTAAGGTTGTTTCGGGTGATGATCATGATCTTAGATTTTTAGATGATAAAAATGTAGTTGTAGGCTTAAAAGAAAAATTAACTTTAAACAAACATGGAAAGTTAGACAGAGACAATTCCGGGTTTGTGGTTGATCTTAAATAAACAATAGAAAGAGGTAAAAACAAATGACACTTGACGATATAATAAAAATACAAAGCGTAATTGATAAGAGAGAACCGGCTAAAGATACGATTAAGCTATTAGATAAAAAGAGGTTTTCAAAAAGCAAAAATCAAGAAATAAGGCTAGGCAATATGCATATTGATCACCTTTTAAGATCTTTAAATTTAAATGGCTTTTTAAATTTCAATAAAACTAAAACAGAGATTGAAACAGAGCAACTTATTGAAAAATTAAAAGCAACATTTGTAAAAATTA